TTAAAAAATAGTATCTAATTTATTGACCAGTTTATCCTCCATATCCTCAGTAGTATGAGAATAGATTTCCAAAGTCATTTTTGCATTTGAGTGCCCAACTCGATCCATTATTGATTTTATTGGGAGGCCAGACTCTGCTAAAAACGAAATATGAGAATGCCTAAAAATATGGCTAGATAAGTTTTTTTCTATTTTGGCCTGTTTTCCATATTTTTTTAATATCTGTATGAAGCAAGCTATTGTTGTAGGTTGATTCCATTTTTCAAAACAGAAAATATAATCATCGCTTGACAATGGCTGGAAACGTTCGCTAAGTCGTACTATTTGTCTTTGAATAGCTTCTATGACACTCTCTGATACTTTGATTGTCCGTATTGAATTTGTAGTCTTTGGTAGCGTCTTGATTTTGTTTACTGAATCAAAATTACCTGTGATCTCAATTTTGTTGTTTTCGAAGTCTATATTCTTCAGTTGTAAGGCAGTTAACTCACCATATCTCATACCAGTTAATGTCAGCACAAGAACCATATCAGCGTACTTTTGGTGATATTCTCGACGATTAAGGACATCGACAAGTGCTTTTATTTCTTGCATGGTGAGAAAGTTGTTACGCTTTTTTTCCAGTTCTTCTAAAGTCTTTGGTTTTTGAGGAATCGTAGTATAATCGACCTCGTTGTTTTCAATGTAAGAGTATTGAACAGCGTAATTAAAGATACCTCTGAGCCTATGCCGTACTTTTTTAGCTGTAATATATCCGTTGCTTTCAATAATTTTTTCAATAGCCTCTTGAAGAAAACGCCTGTCAAGATTAGCAAGTATGGTATCGGATGGTATGACTTCCTTCATCTTCTTATCAACTGATTTACAATTATGTTTTGTTGATTCCTTTACTGTTTGCGCCCATGATTTATAGAAAAGGTTATAGATTTCTTCAAATGTAATGCTTTCTACTTGTTTTGTGCTGAGTTTTTTATTTATCTTCTCTTGTAACAAGATAGCAGCTTGATTTCTTGCCTGGGGAGTTTTCTTCTCCATGGTTACTGAAACTTTTTTTAATTTCTCAGTATAAGGGTCTTTGTATCGCTCAAAATATTTAAACTTGCCATTTGGCAATTCTTCCATCCACATTGATTTTACCTCACTTTTTTGATAAAATGGGTATAAGAAAACGACCTTTTGAATGGTTGTTTCCTATACATGATTTCCTCACACTCAAGATTTGGCGATGACGAGTGTGGGGATTTTTTTATTTCGTTTCAAAGAAATTTCCGCAATTTTGGCAATGCCACTGTTTATTTCCTTTTTTGCCAGCAAATCCAGCTAAAGCACCAACTCCACCAGTCAAAACAGCTCCACCAACGGCCTTTCCAACAGAAAAGGCTTTTTTGTCTTGTTGTAAGAAAGTCACATCTTTAGACTTACAATTAGGGCAAGTGATGATATTCTGCTTTTTCTCTTGCTTTTTCTTCTCTTGATTTGCTCTAAATGTTTCAAGTTCACGTTCTCTCTGCTCTGGAGATTTTTTTTGGTTATCAATTACTGCACCTATGACACCTCCAACAAAAATAACAATTATGATAATAGCAATTATATTCATTTTCTCTCCTTTTTTAATTAAGTAGTGCTAAATATTCTTCTTTGACCATGATTTCATCGGCAATGGTTTTTAAATTATACTTTTCCATAAATACCAGGTAATTAAATGTAGTGGCATCTTCGGCTATATCCAACTCAGCTTTCATAAGGTGATGGATCATATTCCTATTAGCCTCAAGCTCACACTTTTCCCTAAAAAGTTGATAAGTATCTGGCGCGTGGTTTCTATGGCCTATCTCATGTAAAGCGACTTGTACCCTTTTTTCATCAGATATAGCATCACTCAAAAACATAGTTTTGAGGGCTGGGATGTAAAAGGCTTCATCTGGAAATAGACCATCTTCAAAAATCTCTATATCTATACCTAGATTTTGAGAAAATTCTTTTTCAGTCATAAACAATCCAACCTTTTATTATTATTGCTTTCTGAGATAAATCTCTATTATGTTTTGAATTGCTTTTTTATCTTCTTCAGTTAGTGGTTTACCATTGAAGCGCATAGCGGTAGAGGCAAGTTCCTCAACATCGACTTCTTTGCCTTCGAAAAAGAATTGTTCTTTTTTATTAGCGATGGTAGGATTATCTGTGCGACCAAGTAAGTAGTCTGTAGATACGTTGAAGTAGTCAGCGATTTTTTCAATTTTATCGCCGCTAGGAGTTGAAGTTTCCCATTTTCTGAGACTGCCATTACTAAAATTTAAATTCCTTTCCAATTCGGCAAGAGTAACCTTTCTATCATTGGCTAACGAGCGTATTCTATCTAAAATAGTCATGTGTAAAAACCTCCAAAAATAAGGCTTTACAAAATAATGTAAAATTTTCTACTAAAATGATTGACAGATAGAAAATTTTCCGTTATACTTATTTTGTAAGCTAGTTGACCAGCTGACATAAATACAAATAGAATAATCCGCCAAGATTTTCGTTATATCTGTTTTTATGATATAGCTGTATTTTTTATACCCTTATAATAGACTATTTTCTATTATTTGTCAATGAATAATGCTTATTTTCTTATAAAATTTTCTATCAAAAGGAGGTGCCGGAAGTGATTTATGACAAAATAAAAGAAATTGCTTCAGAGAAGGGGATTTCGATTTATAGAATCGAAAAAGATCTTGATTTAGGTAACGGGGCAATCAGCAAATGGAACAACAGTTCGCCATCTGCCACTACTCTAAATTCAATTGCAAATTATTTAAATGTTCGTCTTGAACAATTGCTGGAGGAATAACATGAACGAACTCATCAACGTAACCCTGAATGACAATCAGGAGCCAGTAGTGTCAGGAAGACAACTACATGAGGCGCTGGGTGTTAATTCAAGATATACAACATGGTTTGACCGTATGAAGGAATACGGATTTACAGAAGGTCAGGACTTTCTCCCAAATTTGGGAAAAAGTACAGGAGGGCGACAAGCTACTGACCACATCATCAAGCTAGACATGGCCAAGGAAATTGCTATGATCCAGCGGACGGAGAGAGGCAAGCAAGTCCGACAATACTTTATCCAAGTAGAAAAAGACTTTAATAGCCCTGAGAAGATTATGGCAAGAGCATTGCTCATGGCTGATCAGAAAGTCCACAAGCTGGAGGCTCAGATTGAAGCGGACAAACCCAAAGTCCTCTTTGCAGACGCAGTAAGTGCAAGCCATACATCTATCTTGGTTGGCGAACTTGCCAAGCTCATTAGCCAAAACGGCTACAAAATCGGTGCCAATCGCCTCTTTTCTTGGATGCGCGAAAATGGCTACCTGATTAAGCGCAAAGGCTCAGATTGGAACATGCCAACCCAACGTAGCATGGACTTGAAACTCTTTGAAATCAAGGAAACAAACGTGCAACACGCAGATGGACATATCACTGTGAACAAGACACCAAAGGTCACAGGCAAAGGACAACAGTATTTTATCGATAAGTTCCTTAATTAGAAATACCTGACAGGTTAGAAAGTAGAAAGAATGATTGAAAATAAGTGAAGAGAAAGGAGGCGCTATGGCACAAGAAAATAGCCTAATTGGTAAATATCTAGAAATTTCTGGGGAGCTTGCAGGATGTATTGGAGCTGAAACAGAAAAAGACCTACTTGTCCGTAGGGCGATAGTCATTAATGAGCATATCGGCTTATGTGAGCAAGCGGTCTATGTTGATAAGAAAGTGCTAGATAGCTATTGGGTCAAGATAGTAGAGTTATCTGCTATTCCTGAAACCATCAACAGCGTTGACAGCACTGATTTGGTTAGGAAATGGTTGAACATGTAAATTGACACTCTCATGTCCGTTGACATACTCAACACATTTCACCAAGTAATGCTCAGATTTATGGTCTGCTGACTTAGCAATGACAGAACCGATAGTAGGAACAGCAGGCAATGTTATTGGTAGAGGTTCAACACGACCATCAATCATGATGTGACAAGTAATCATGACTTATTCTCCTTTCATGTAAGATAAGTCAATTATAGCAAATTTAAAAGGAGGAGTTATGACAGACTTTAAAAATTTAGATTGTCAATTTATCTTTCAAGAATGCGACTGAAAATTATACTGCTGTTAGTAATAACTTTATCAATGACCCAAAACTGGACTTTACAGCTGTTGGTATTATGATGGTTGTCCTAGCTAACCACCCTAACTGGCAAGTCTATCCAGATGAAATAGCTAAACGAAAAGGTGTTAACCGAAAGACAATCGATAAGTATTTCAAAATCTTTGAAGAGGCTGGATATTTACGAAAAATCAGAAAAAAACCTCCTGGAAATGGAGGGAGTCATATATTCAGATTCTTTTCAGATGTAAAAATATCTGATTTCCAATTCGATATTATGAAACAGAGATTGAACCTATCTATCAAAAGGGCGTCTATGAATTATAATTCTGACATTCCAAAAAGTGAGATGTCAGAAAGTGAGATGTCAGAAAGTGAGATGTCAGATTTTGGGCACTAATAAATACTAATTAACAACAAGTATTAAATAACAATAAATACTAACTAACAACAAGTACTACTCTTAATAAATAAAAGAGAGTATACAAAAAAGTATCTGAGAAACTCAGACACTTTCTAAAAAAATCTAACTTAATTATAGCATGAAAGGGGAAAAATGGAAACAGTTCAAATCGTGAGAATTAAAGATGTGATCATCGAGAAGATTTCTGCAAACGATGAAGAGTTAAAACGTATCTTTGGATGTTCAAAACGACAAGCAGGAGAGCGAAGAAGAGAAATGAAAAAACTCCCTAGTCAGCAAAAACATCTTTTGGATAGTGGACAACTTGTAACGATTAAAGGTTTCTATGAATACTTGCAATATCGAGGCAGTCAACCATGGAAGAAAGAAATGGCTAAAACCGTTAAGATGACACGATAGCAGAATAATAACTACTAACAAATAACAAACTCATCCTTATAGAAATAAGGGATTTATAGAGTTTTTAAAGGAGGAAAGAAATATGCCAAATTGGGCAGAGGGGACTCTTAAATTAAGAGGCAGACGCGAAAACGTTGCATCAGCTTTAAAAGAAATGCTATTAGGAAATAAAGGCGCAACGCTTGAAGAAGAATACGATGGCACTCTACTAAGATTTAAAAACGAGTATGATTATTTTTATATAAACGGTACAAGACGTGCGTTTATTTCTAGTAAAGATATTGAAATTTGGTTGGATGATGATTTTGTGATTATCGAACTTGAAGATTTCAAACAAGCATGGGCAGCATTAGCTGACAATTACACAGAAATTTCTAGTAAGTTTGATGTTGATATTAAAATTTTCACTTTTGAAATGGGTATGGAATTTACACAGGAAATTGAAATTTCAAAAGGTGAAATCATCAAGAATATTGTAAACGAAAACTTTACTAACTATTCATGGGATGTGCCTTTTAGTAGACTTGGAGGATAGATAATATGGCTGATTTAACATTTGCAGAATTACAGCGAAAAATGCAAATCGAAAAACAAACGAAACAGGGAGTGAAATATCCGTTTAGAACCGCAGAGGACATAAATAATAAATTTAAGTCTTTGGATAGCGGTTGGAGTGTATCATTTCCAGAAGATGACATCATTCAAAAAGGTGACAAACTGTATTATAAAGCGGTAGCTGTTGCTAAAAGAGAAAGTGATGGCACGATTGAAAAAGCTATTGGATGGGCTAGAGAAGAAGATGTACCAATTTTTCACACACAAAAAGGGGATGTGAAACAGATGCAAGATCCACAATGGACAGGTGCGGTTGGTTCTTATGCTAGAAAATATGCTTTACAAGGTTTATTTGCCATTGGAGGTGAGGATGTTGATGAGTATCCAGTAGAAGAAAGCCAAGAGCAAGGACAGAATAATCAGCAACAGAAACCAAACAACCAGCAAGCCCAAGGACAAAATCAAGTAAGGTATATTGACAACATTCAGTATCAAGAAATTAACGACCTTATAAATGATATTGCAAAAATTAAAGGGATGCCGTTCGATACGCTTGCTAACTATGTACTATCTGAAAAATTAAAAGGTTTACAAGATTTTCATAGAGTACAAGTTGGTGACTACGAGGTATTGAAAAACTATTTAACTGAACAACTAGCAAAGGCAAAAGCAAAGAGAGGTAATTAAACATGGTAAAAGATGTAACTAATAGCTTGACAGAAATCAAGGTGGATTTTCAACCTGCAGTAATTAATGTTGACCGTGAGGCGATCGAGGCACAAGTAGCCGCAGCCATTGCACAGTATAGCGGTCGCGAGGTTACTGTTGATAATTACAAAGAAGTTTATGAAGAGCGAACCCGCTTTAATAAGCTGATTGGGGGCTTAGACACTCAACGCAAAGATTTTAACCGACAAATCAATGAGCCGGCAAAAGACTTTGATAAGTGGGTCAAAGAAAAAGTCATCAAGCCTATTGAGGCAGTGACAGATGCTATGTCAGCAGGACTTAATGCGATTGATGAACATGAACGATTGATGCGCGTGGATGTCGTGCGTGCTACATTTGAGGATAAGTGTATGGTCGCAGGGATTGAAAAATCCACATTCGCTGACAAATACGATGAGTACAGCCTCAAGAAATATTTTAAAACAGGCAAGTATGAGCTGAAAAATACAACACTTAATGAAATAGATGCCTTAGTGCTTTTAGAATTCGATGCCCTGGAAGAATACAAGGCCAACAAGCAAGCTATCCAAGAGCAAGCTCAAGAGTATGATTTGCCAGCTGATAGCTATATCAGACATCTTGAAGATGGTAAGAGCCTTGTTGATATCCTCAAGATGATGAAAACTGACCGAGATGCTGAGATTGCACGCAAAGAGCAGAAAGAGGCTCAAGAAAAAGCAAAAGCTGAACGACTTGAAGAAATTGCTCAATCGGCCAAGAAAAATGCTAATGCGAATATCAAGGCTTACGATGCCGAAACAGGCGAGATTTTGGAACAGGGTACAATTACACCAGAACCTCAAAACAATGAGCGAGAGGTGGCAAAATTTGAGCCTAGCGAGCCTTTGGTCAAATTAGTACGTCTTGAATTGCACGGTGGTTTAGAACAGTGGGAAAATACACAAGAATATTTTGAGGATAACTTTATCGGTTTTGAAACTTTGGAGGATTAAGTAGAATAAGGAGTCAGACCTATGAGATGTTTTTATGTCAGCGGTAAAATTGCAAATCTTGATTTGGGGTCAGAAATCAATGCAGAAAATTCATTTATGGCCGCTATTGAGTTTGTGAAACGATATACCGACTTATTAAAGTTTGGTTCAAATGAAATCAAGGTATCAGAAGTAGAGGAGGTGCAAAATGATAAATAACGTTGTTTTAGTAGGGCGACTTACACGAGATGCCGAACTGAGATACACGCAATCTAATATTGCGGTTGCTACGTTTACTCTTGCTGTAAACCGTCCATTTAAAAACGAGGCTGGAGAGCGTGAGGCTGATTTTATCAATTGCGTTATCTGGAGACAGTCAGCTGAAAATCTTGCTAATTGGGCTAAAAAAGGCTCTCTTATCGGAGTTACAGGAGTAATTCAAACACGTAGCTATGATAACCAGCAAGGTCAACGTGTTTATGTCACAGAAGTTGTTGCCAGTAATTTTCAACTGTTGGAAAGTCGTAACAGTCAGCAAAATAATCAAGGTCATCAAGACCATCATGGCGGTTATCAGCAGCAGGGCTACAGTAATCAAGGCAGTTCTTTCCAAAATGGAAATAACCAAGGGAACAATTTCCAAAATGGAAATAGTTACGGGCAACAAGGCAGTTTCGTTGAGGGGAACACAACAAATCTAGTTCCTGATTTCACCCGTGATAACAATCCATTTGGCAGACCCACAAATCCATTGGATATTAGTGATGATGATTTACCGTTTTAGCGAAAGGGGATATTCTAGTTAAGTTATGAAATTCTTAGACTTATTTGCTGGCATTGGAGGTTTTAGGATCGGCATGGAATCAGCCGGGCATGAATGTATTGGCTTTTGTGAAATTGACAAGTTTGCTAGAGAAAGCTATAAAGCGATACACAATACGAAAGGAGAAATAGAATTACATGACATCACAGCAGTATCAGATGAATCTATTCGAGGAATCGGAAGTGTGGACATTATCTGTGGAGGATTTCCGTGCCAAGCTTTCTCAATTGCAGGAAACAGACGAGGTTTTGAAGATACACGAGGAACTTTGTTCTTTGAAATTGCTAGGTTCGCATCTATTCTCAGACCTAAATATCTATTCCTTGAGAATGTTAAAGGATTGCTCAATCACGAAAATGGAGTTACATTCGAGACCATTATCTCAACCTTGGATGAACTGGGGTACAACGTGGAATGGCAAGTGCTTAACAGCAAGAATTTCGGAGTCCCCCAAAATCGGGAACGAGTGTTCATTATCGGACATCTTAGAAGAGAACGTACCAGAAGAATTTTTCCTCTCAGCGGAAAAAATCAGTCAACTAGTAACCAATCAGTCATGAAAATTGGGAATATAAACCCATCTGGCAACGGAATGAATGGGGAAGTCTATCAAGCTGATGGTCTAGCTCCCACGCTAACAACAAACAAGGGAGAGGGGCAAAAGATAGCAATAAAAAGCAATACTATAAAACAATTTGGGGTATTGCAACCCAATTTTAATCAATGTGGAGTGGTTTACGAAACAGATGGCATCGCACCAACTATCAGAGCATATCAAGGCGGAGGACTTGAGCCTAAAATCAGAGTAAAAGAAGCAACCAAGCAAGGCTACCAAGAGGCTGAAATTGGAGATAGTGTAAACCTATCGCATCCAAACTCTAAAACACGCAGAGGGCGAGTAGGTAAGCAGATAGCAAATACTCTCTTAACTGGAGAGAGTCAAGGTGTGGTTGAGCCTGATTTTAGGATTAGAAAGCTGACACCTAGAGAATGCTGGAGGTTACAAGGTTTTCCTGATTGGGCTTTTGATAAGGCGCAGGAGGTCAACTCTAACAGTCAATTATACAAGCAAGCAGGCAATAGCGTAACAGTAAACGTTATTTCTGCAATAGCACAGGGGTTAGGAGGAAATTAACCCTATTTAAACCAATTTGAAAAGGAAACAGAAAATGACAAAAATTGAAATCGTTATGGTACTTACAACTTTGATGTCTATCACATGGGCAGCGATTGTTACAATTCACACTATGCAAGCTATCAAAAAGCACAAGGCAAAAGTGGATTATTATCAGAAACCACAAGTGCAATGTGAGATTGCACGTCATGTACTTAAAAACAAATGGTACTCAGATGGTGGGGAGGTGTTTAGATGAAAGTATTTGATGGCGCTATTTCAAATTAGCTTAATTTAAAGCAGGAGGACAATATGGATAAAAAACTTATTGGGTTAGATCTAACCCACATTGCAGATGGAGGATTACAGGAGAAACTAGACAAAGAGCTTGAAAAAGTCTTTGATAACATCCTTGACCTAAATACAGATGCGAAAGCAAAACGAAAAGTGACTATCACACTTACAATGTCAGCAAATGAAGAGCGTACAGTTGTTGATACTACCATGGAGGTGAAATCAAAATTTGCGCCTCAAAATGGAGTAGCTACAACAATTCTTATTGGGCGTGATTTTGATACAGGACAAGTACATGCTAACGAGCTGAAAAGTACAGTATCTGGTCAAATGTATTTTGATGAAAACGGAGAAATTCTGACGGATATTGGGCAACCAGTGGCAGAAATTGAACAACAAGCAGAAACAAAATCAGATATTATTGATTTCAACAAAAGAAAGTAGGTAACTAATATGACAACAGAAAATCTTAAAGCAGCATTGGAATACGCAGTAGAACTAAATGAGCATGGTTTGGAAATTTTAACAGCTGCAGATGGAACAGAGTATTATGATGCCAACAAATTCAACCTCAAAGAACTTGACCCTAAACGCTATCCTAAAACTCTGGAGCTATCAACCTTGACAAGCCTTGTTGACTATCTCAAAACAGACCTAAACAATTTGAAAAACCAACGCTTGATTGTAGCAGTTGAGAAAAATGATGAGGTTTGTGTGTGGTCTGAAAATGATGAGTTAGAACGTCGCACATTACTTGTTGATGTTAAGGCACGCGTTCCAGAGCTATCTTTTGGCCGTTTCCTATCATCGGAACAGTTCAATATCATGTTGCAATCAAACTTTATTGACGATAACGATCGTGGCACATTGCTAGAATTTGCTAGCGCATTGAAAATTGAGAATGGGGCTGAAATTGAAGATAATGGAGTATCTCAAGTAGCAACAGTTAAAACAGGGGTGGCAAGCCTTGCTAAAGGCAAAGCACCTAATCCGGTTACATTGCGCCCATATCGTACATTTAGCGAGGTTGAGCAACCGGCAAGCCTATTTGTCTTTAGGATTGATAAGCAAGCCAATATGGCTTTATTTGAGGCAGATGGTAAGCGTTGGGTAGCTGATGCAGTAGGAAATGTTGCAGCATATCTAAAAGAGCAACTAGCAGACCAAAAACATATCACAGTATTAGCATAAGAAAGAGGAAATTAAAATGAGTGATTACAAACAACGGATGATTGAAGAATACAAACAATTAAAAGAGCGCACCAATAAGTTAAGTTTGATGATTAGTAACTATTACGTAGGAACACTTGATTTTAAACTAAAATGTCCTATTGAGTTACTTGAAACTCAACACTATACAATGTGTGCATATCTCAAGATCCTTGAACAGCGTGCAGAAATTGAAAACATTGAGTTTTAAGGTAATTAAAATGAAATTTGAGTTTTCTTTGCCTCGGAATACTAAGCTAAAATCTCTAAACATGGTTATCAATAGTAATGACAGACAACATCAAACAGATAAGGCTAAAGTTACTAAACGCATTAGAGCTTTTGCTTATTGGCATACATCGATGAACAAGGATAAAGAGAGGGCTGCTTTTAGCCCCTCCAACCCTTGTGAGGTTACAGTTACAATTTACAGCCCTACTAAGTCAAAACTTGACCCACCTAATTTATATCCAACAGTCAAGGCTATCATTGATGGCATGACTGATGCAGGTATTTGGACAGATGATAATCATAAGGTTATCAAAAAGTTATCCTTTGTTTATGGTGGATTAAGCGAGGAAAAAGGGCATTATAGATTAGAGTTTGATATAGAGGAGGTTTAAAGTGATTGAAGTTAATATAAAATTCGATAATTTTGAAGCGCATGGCTTTTACCAAGATGATACTAAACTAGGAAAAATTAGAGATGCAATCATATCTCAAATGAATAATGGGCATGTGGTTGTTTTAGGGGAAGATAGAGGTATTCTATTAAATCCTAAAGTTATAAAAAGTGTACAATTTAAGGTTGTAGAAGATAACCAGATCTAATCGTTTTTTGACCTTTAGAGAATCTGAGTTATTTTGAGGAGTTGGAAGATGATGGAAGAGTTAAAGCAAAAAGTTAATGAAGTATACAACTGGACGGTAGAAGACGGGAAGCCGCAACCTCCCAAGCAAGATTTACCACAAGTGGTGAAAGACCGGGCGGACTATTTTTGGGAAATGGCAGAAGATGGTATGACGTTTATGGGAGCGATGGAATGCATCTTCGCTGATGAAAAGCCTACAGACTATGATTTGGGAGCTACTAAGGGTTGGTTGCCAAAATCTAAGGAGTTTGATGATTGGGTTGGCTATTCGCCAAGCATGGCTCAGGTAGTTATTGCAGTTTATTTGATTTATGGAGGAAACTAAGATGAATATTAAGGCATTGATTAAGAAGTATGAAGAATTGTGGAATGAACACAGCCCTTTTTATGAACCTGTACCTTATACTTCAATGGTTGAACTTTTTTTGAAAGAGTTGAAACAACTAGACGAACCCCAAAAAGTCAAAATTCCGCAGTTTGTGGCGGATTGGATTGAGGTTTGTAAAGAACATTTAACAACTAGTCTATATACTGCTATGACTCCAAACTTTATGAAAGAAAACAACCAAAGTTTCGATCTTATATTATGGATTAAAAAGGCGAGCAACCAAGACCTCTTCGCTCGCGCATGGCTTGACGGCTATGAGGTCGAAAAAGAGAAGCGGTATCTGGTAAAGATTAAAGGGAATATTAAAGAAAATATGTTGGTTTATGGAGAATTTTTGAAAAGGTATTTCTTTACAAAAAGCTTTAGTTTAGATGATGTTATATATTCCCACACTCGTAAAGAACTAGAAGACGCAAACTTCGGCTGGGTGTTTGATTGCCCAGGTATTGAGATTGAGGAGGTGGAGTGATGGAAGATGAGGAAATCATAGGCAACATCTACGAAAACCCAGAGCTTTTGGAGGTCAACGAGTGAGATATTTTAAAATCCTATGTATTGTTTTATTCGCATCCTTACTCGTAGCATGTCACCAGATTTCGAGTGGGACAGTGGTAGATAAGTACATTGATGAACCTCACACAACGTTCATACCTGTTATTAATGGTAAAAGTTCGGTACTTGTGCCAACCAGAACCAAAAGAAAATACATTCTGGTCGTTTCAGGATTTACAGGTAATAAGCAAGTTGAAGAAAGGTTTGAAGTGACAGCAAATGAATACAAGCACTATGAAATTGGCAATACTTTTATACAGGATGCCGTTTTAGAAAATAAGGAGGAGGATAAGGAATGAAACCAAAAAAATATCCGTATTCAGGAAAAATGCAAAAAATCCCGTCGCCAATATTTCCTGCACGACCAATTTTAAACGAAGTTCCAATTGTGGAAGAGGTCAAAGTTGAGTTCGGAGTTGAAGCTAGTATGGGGCGCATATATCCAGAAACGTTAATACATTTAGATATTTCTGGATACGGAAATAGAGTGCATTCAGTACATCGCTTCCCCGGTATTTTACTGAGTGTTGGTGAGTCAATCCAACTAAAGTTGCTTTTCTATAAAAGACTTAGAAATTTTACTACAGATCGTTTCTTGACGTTTAGAGAATCTGATTGGAAGTTCTTTATCCGGGACCTGGTCAACGAATTTAAGCATTAAAAAAAGCCAAGACACCCTCTGTCTCAGCTAATAGTTCTCACAAAGACTATTATATCACAAAGGAGACAGAGAGTGAACAAGGCTAAAGAACTATTGAAAGAGTTGCAGAATCTGGACATGGACATTCAAAGCCGTATAGATGAAATTAACGAGCTTGAGGCAGGTTTGCTCTCAAGTCCTAAGTGGTCAGGTGTCAAAGTCCAAGGTGGACAGACTAGAAAAGTTGATGATGTCTATACTCAGTTGGTAGTGATGAAAGAGGCTATAGAGCAGGATACTAAAGAGGTCATTAACAGAAAACTTGAATTAGGTAGAATGATCAATAGGCTTAAAAATCCAAAGTACAGGGCAGTATTAAGAATGACTTACATCAACAAAGGCACCGCTGATAGCGTTTGTTATGATTTGAATATGAGTCGTACAACCTACTACAGGTTAAAAAATGAGGCGGTCTTAGCTTTGGAAGAAGTCATCTAACCTCATAGTGAGCTTATGGGACTTTTTGGAACAGCACGGTTCTAAAAATCTGTTAGAATGGTAGTATCAAGAATTGAAAAGAGAGGTCTCAGAATTGGTAGATGGTTACCTGTAATGTCAGGGGGCTGTAATGGCCTTGGAGGTTCAAGTCCTCCCCTCTCCTTTGAGTGTTTGTGTCCCAGAATGGGTTAGGCAGTAGGCTTAGCATTCATATATCACTCATTAACTCCTATCACTCATTAACTTAAAACTGGTTGCGGAAGCGACTGGACCTCGCATGATTGCGTAGCTAATTATATTCCGGATAAGTTATAAGCTAGAGGGTTTGATTCCCTCAGAGGTTTTAAAGACTACAAAAAATAAAAAGAAGTCAAAATTTAATACGCACGCAAGGTTGTAGTCGCCTTGCACTTTTAGGGCTTAGCCTAGATAATCTGTGGTAACTCAGGAAAAGGATGTTTTTAAATCTATCAAACATCCTGCCAGCAATGGTCAATCTAAGCAATGTAATCTTAACTATTTCAGTTTTGGAATAGGTAGGCGAAGTTAAAGCAGGAAGATTCCAACGGCAAGGTGCTGAGGAAATGCAAATGTGGCTGTTTGGCTGTGAAACGAGTCTATAAGAGGAAAGAGGTATTTGGTTCGAGGTGCAACAAGAGCTTGATACCATATCTTACAAAAATTGGGTGCCTCCCAAAAGTATGTAAGATGAGTCGATTGTCCGCAAAACAATCGATAACAAGCAGGCGCTGTGCATTTTGTTCTTCAAAAGAGAATGAAACACATGGCGATGCGTGTCTGTGATAGATGAAAGATGATTTTATATTTTAAGGCTATTCAAGATAGAAAAAACTCAAAAAAGCAAAAGTCATCGCCCGTCGTAAACGAAAGTGCACTTCGGCAATTAGATTGCCTGCTCAAGTCTCGCAAGGATGAGAGTAAAGTCAAAGAGTAAAGCAGCTTAGACTTTTAGCGGAGTCTTCGTTAATTGAAAAATGGCTTAGTAGTTTGCGATGTGAGGAGTGATTGGTCTAACCAATCGTGCATGAGTGATACAAGTAGGAATATTTGTGGACAAGATAATAAACTATAAGTTATCAAAAGTCACTCGTTTAAAGCAGTAGTCTCATGCTAGTTAATGGATACATGGTAGACGGATTAAGTCCTGTTTAGGGAATTGAAACGTAGGCAGGTTCGAATCCTGTCGTTCCAATTGCGATTTTAATTCGCAGAGAGAGGTCTTGAAAAGGTCGCACATCGTGTGGCTTTTTTTGATTGTTTGAAAGGTGGTGATGGAAAATTGAATGAAAGACAAAGGCGTTTTGCAGATGAGTACATCATCTCAGGTAATGCTTATCAATCAGCTTTAAGAGCAGGATATAGTGAGAAATATGCCAAAGCAAGATCTTCTGAATTGTTGGATAATGTCGGAATTTCTGATTACATCAAAAATCGAATGGAGGAGTTGCAAGATGAAAAAATCTTAACTCAAAAACAAATACTTGTGATGCTATCAGAAATTGCGTCGGGACAAGCGAAAGAAACAATAGTAGTCACAACAAAAGTAGCTGAGTTGATGACTGATCCCGTGACTGGTAAGTCTGTAAAAGTCTACAATGAAATCCCTCAACTTGTCGAATACCCAACAAAGAACAGCGATAGGAATAAAGCTCTTGAATTGTTAGGTAAACGACATAAGATGTGGACAGACAAAGTAGAGGCAGACGTTTCTGGAACGGTGGTGTTTGCAAATGAGTCAGACATACCAGATTAAACAAAGTGATATTGTAATCGACCTACCTAAGACAGTAGGAGCTGGGTACGGACAGTTCTGGCGCTCAAGAAATCTTTATCGTGTTGTAAAAGGTTCCCGTGGTTCGAAGAAGTCCAAGACAACCGCTTTGAATTATGTTATCCGTCTTTTGAAGTATCCCTGGGCCAACTTGCTTGTTATTCGTAGATACTCGAATACCAACAAGCAATCAACTTATACGGATTTTAAATGGGCGTGTAATGTGTTGGGTGTGACTCATTTGTTTAAATTCAATGAATCTTTGCCTGAAATAACCATAAAAGCGACTGGTCAAAAAATCCTATTCCGTGGTTTGGATGATGAACTCAAAATCACATCTATCACGGTCGATGTCGGCAGTCTTTGTTGGGCATGGTTTGAGGAAGCATATCAAATTGAGACTGAAGACAAGTTCAGTACAGTAGTTGAGTCAATCCGTGGTAGCTTAGATGTACCTGATTTCTTTAAACAAATCACAGTCACATTTAACCCGTGGAATGAGAGGCACTGGCTCAAACGTGTGTTCTTTGATGAAGAGACTAGCCGAGCTGATACATTCGCTACTACAACCACTTACAAATGCAATGAGTGGCTTGATGAAGTCGATATTAAGCGCTATGAGGACTTGTATCACACAAATCCAAGGCGTGCGAGAATCGTTTGTGATGGTGAATGGGGAGTTGCTGAAGGTTTAATCTATGAGAACGTGACCGTCAAGGATTTCGATAAGGATGAATTGCTACGAGATTCAGCTAATAAGTTATGTATCGGTCTTGACTTTGGTTTTACTCACGATCCAACCGCTTTGTGTTGTTCGTTGATAAATGACACGACGAAAGAGATTTATGTCTTTGATGAGGCGTATAAAGTCGGATTGATAACCAAAGAAGTTGCGAAGATGATAAAAGACAAAGGTTATCATCGCTCACAAATCATTGCTGATAGCGCAGAGTCACGGCTGATTGAAGAGCTCAGGTCAGAACATGGCATATCTAGAATAAAAGAGAGTCGGAAAGGTAAGGATAGTATTATGGCAGGCGTATCAAAATTGCAAGGATACACTATTTATGTGCATCCAGATTGTAAAAACATCATGGATGAATTTTATAGTTACTGCTACCAGCGAGATAAAGAAGGCAACTGGTTGAATAAACCAGAGGATAAAAACAACCACTTGATGGACGCTTTGCGTTACAGCCTTCAATGTATCGAAGGTGGGAAAGCAACCGTCCGCAGACGTTCTGATTATGGTCTATAGAGAGGAAAGACATGTACCAATATTTAACCTATCCACGGGATGGATATGATGAGGGTTCTTTGAAGAAAGACCTGATTTACAAATTGATAACGATACATAACACTGAAAGCTCACATTTGAAGAAGCTTAAAAGCTACTACATGGGTGAGCATGCTATCTTAAAACACACGAGACGCAACGTGAACGCACCCAATTACAAGACGGTAGCTAATCATGCCAAGGATATCGCAGACACGGCTACGGGCTATTTTATGGGCAATCCTATCAAGTATAACAATACTGCTGACGGTGATATCGATGAACTACTTACAGCCTTTGATGGTGCTGAGATTGACCAAGTAGATGCTCAGAATGCTTTGAACATGGCTATCTATGGTCGTGCTTACGAGTACATCTATGCTAAAGAAGGATTGACTGAGTTGGATTCAACTAGTATTGATCCGGAGAATACTTTCATGGTCTACGATGATAGTATTGAGCGGAAGCCTTTGTTTGCGGTCTATTACTATGAAGTAAAAGACGATACGAAAGACACTACCAAGTACCAGGCTGAGGTCTTTACCGAAAATCTGCACTATCACATGGTGCTGAGAAGTACAGATTCAGGAACAACTCAGAGCGAGGAGGCAACACCTCACAACCTTGGTCAAATCCCAATTATCGAGTATCGCAATAATCACTTTGCGATTGGCGACTACGAGCAACAAATTAGCTTGATAGACGCTTATAATTCCTTGATGGGGAATCGTGTCAATGATAAGGAACAGGCTGTAGAGTCTATCCTTGTCTTGTATGGCACGCAGTTAGCAGACACTCCAGAAGACGCTAAGGTAGCAATGAAGATTCTTTCTGAAGAAGGTCTTTTGGAATTGCCGGGTGATAGTGCAAGGGCTGAGTTCTTGAAGAATACGCTGGACGAAAGTGCTACTGAAATCTTGCGTACAGCTCTTAAAGAGGACATCTACACATTTAGCCATGTGCCTAATTTGACTGATGAGAATTTCGCAGGGAATACATCAGGCGTAGCCATGGAATTTAAGCTGATGGGCCTTGAGATGATTACTAAGACCAAGGAAGCGAACTATAAGCGAGGATTGCGTCAGCGTATTGCGATTTTTGCTCATTACTTAGGCATGAAGCAGATTGCTTTAGAGTCTCATTCAATCGTTCCACAATTCAGTCGTGGTTTGCCTAAGAACTTGTTA